CAAAGACGCGGAGTTGACCAAGAAGCACGCTGCGCAAACGCGTAGAGCACCTTTCTCTATCTTATTGCATGGCGGTTCGTCAGTTGGCAAATCTGGTTTCCAAGATATGCTATTTGCCGTCTATGCACAGGTACATTCCATGCCAGTTGGTGAGGAATATATCTACACACGGAATCCCAATGACAAGTATTGGTCCACATTTCGCACATCCATGTGGGGTGTGATTTTGGATGATATTGGTTTTTTGCGGCCTGATAAGGCTCAAGGTGGTGATCCTTCTTTGTTGGAGATGATTCAAGTTATCAACAATGTGAATTTCACACCAGCACAAGCCGATCTTGCTGACAAAGGGAAAACCCCTCTCAAGTCTAGGTTCGTTGTTGCATCTTCCAATGCAATTGATCTCAATGCATACCATTATTTTAGCTGCCCCTTGGCAGTACAACGACGTTTACCTTGGATTGTCTCTATTAGACCCAAAGCACAATTTGCTAGGGATGAGACAATGCTTGATCCAACAAAACTTCCAGTCTTAGCTGATGGTGAGTTTCCAGATTTTTGGGATATTGATGTCCATATGATCATACCAAAAGGGAATGATCTGAAACACCAGCAGGCTGAAATCAAAGAGTACCGGACCTTTCATTCTATAGACGATTTTCTCGTTTGGTTTGCACAAGTGTCTGTGGAATTTGAGAAGTTGCAGGAGAAAGCACTTGAGTCCGGTGAGAAGGTATGACAGATCAAACTCTGTTCACATTGTTATTACTCAGAGGCTAAATGCCAATGTGTTTTTGTAGACGGTGAATGGAATTCACTTCGTGTCCAAGCCGATGAGGTGGTTGAATACCGTCCGTCTGTGTGGGTTGAGACAACAACCCGGAAGATCAATGAAGCAAATTTGCCTGATACTTTCGAAACATGTATGGTGGAGACTCTCTCTTATTGGGAAAGTTTTCGTATCCACTGTTATTTCAAGCTGGATACTTGGAGTTTGGTGGAGGCATATGTGTGTCTGTCATTTATTAGTTGGTACATGCCAATGTTTTGGTGGCTTTTATTGCCCCTATTTTTGGTGTCCCTCTTTTCTCGTCCAGTGTGTGATTTTGTTTACGGTAGATCGAGCATGTTGCTCTATATAACCCGAAAATCGATCACACCAGCAGGCAAATACTGTTGGCGTCGCTTAGTTGCGAGTGCTGGAGGTGTGTTGGAGAGTAAGTTCTCTCAACGCGTGCTAGCATCATGCGCAATTATTTCAGCTGCTGCTGTCATTTATTCTGTTTCTACTCTCGCTACTACTCGTGTAGTTGTTCCACAGGCTGGAACACCACGAGAAGAGCAAAACGGAGAGGAAGAGGATGTCAATGATGGACAATCTCCTGTCGATCAGGATGAAGAAACATTCAATCCTTGGTACAAAGAGTCTTACACTCTGACAAGTTTCGATGTCTCTCAAACAACATGTTCCTATAAGGGCTTAGGCTCTGAAAAGGTTCTCAAGTTGTTGCGCCCAAATTGTGTATACTTCAAGATACCAGGTTATAAGTCCCAACGTGCTTTTTGCATTGGAGGACACTATTACTTGGTGAATGCACATGGCTTGCCCAAGGAGAATTTTTCGATGACCATTATCGAAAATTTTTCTAGTGATGGCGTAACCGCCAATTCCCAGAACATTCTGGTGTCACCTAGTATGATATCACGAATACCTGAAAAAGATTTGGCACTTGTTCATGTTCGAAATGTTCCCCCACGAAAGGATTTCCGTAATTTGTTTTGCCAACCAACCCTCGAGGGTAAGTGGAAGGGGTGTTATATTGGAAGGAGTTCTACGGGTGCATTCACAACAATGATTGTGGACAATATCTCTTTGGAGAAGAAAATCCACAATGTTTTCTTGAACACAACAACTGATTCTTGGGTAGGATCAGTTCCAACAGATACTGTTGATGGTGATTGTGGTTATCTACTGATGTCCATGACCCCCAAAGGTCCCATTTTGTTGGGTATCCATTATTTGGGTGGAAATGGTTCAGGAAAAGCGATTTCCGTCAAAGTGACTGTTGAGGACCTGTCGACGCTAGCGAAGAAATTCAATAGTGTTGTTGTACAGAGTGCTGTTCCACAACTTAGTGCTCCAGGTGCTGAGCGAAAGCTTGGTCCTTTGCACAAAAAGAGTGTTTTCCGGTATTTGGAAAGTGGAACTGCTCGTATTTACGGGTCTTTTGAGGGTTTCCGGCCTCGTTTATCATCCGGAGTTGGTCCAACCATCATAAATCGTGCCTTGCGTAAGCGTGGGTATATTGAGAAGTATGGACCCCCCGTCGTCAGAGGTTATAAACCCTGGCGCATAGCTGCACTGGATCTGGTTAACCCTGTGACTCAGATGCGGCAAGACATCTTGGATGACTGTGTTCGAAATTTCAGTAATGATATTTTGTCCGCACTTCCAAAGCATGAACTGCAAAAAGTTGTGGTTTATGATTACTTTACCGCCATAAATGGTGCGGCAAAGGTGAAGTTTGTTGACAAGCTTAATCGTAATACTTCTATGGGTTGTCCCTGGAAAAAGACGAAGAAGCATTATATGGTCGACATTCCTCCCGTTGGCGAACTACTTGATCCAGTTGATTTCACTGAAGAGATCATGGAACGAGTGCGCGGTTTGGAAGTTCAATATAGGCAAGGCTTTAGGGTCTGTCCTGTATTTTGTGGCAATTTGAAAGACGAAGCAGTTTCTTTTGCAAAAGCAGCCATTGGGAAAACTCGTGTTTTCTGCGGTGCTCCAGTTGATTGGAGTATTATCGTACGGAAGTATTTGTTGTCTTTTATTCGTGTTGTGCAGAGAAATACTTTTATTTTTGAATCTGCTCCTGGTGTTGTGTCTCAATCCCTTCAGTGGGAACGTTTGTATCGTTATCTGTGCCATTTTGGTGTTGAGCGTGGTATTGCGGGAGATTACAAGGCTTTTGATAAGCGCATGGGAGCAATTCTCATTCTTGCTGCATTTGATGTTATTGTGAATGTTTGTCGTGCTGCAGGCTATGGTGAGACAGATTTATTGGTCATCCACTGTATAGCCGAAGACACAGCCTTCTCTTTTGTTGATTTCGACGGAGATTTGGTTGAGTTCTACGGTTCTAATCCGAGTGGTCATCCACTGACTGTGATCATCAATGGTCTTGTCAATTCGTTGTATATGCGTTATTGCTATTCTGTTTTGTCACCAGAACAGTCATGTAGCAAGTTCAAGTCCCATGTGAACCTGATTACGTATGGTGACGATAATGCGATGGGTGTTTCACCAGAGATTGCGTTTTTCGATCACACCAAGATTGTGGAAGTCTTGGCTTCTATTGGCGTTGTCTACACTATGGCTGACAAAGAATCAGAATCTGTGCCTTTTGTTGACCTGCAGAGTATCAACTTCCTGAAGCGTCGTTTTGTTTACGATCCTGAAGTAGAAGCTATTGTTGCACCTCTTGAGGAGGATTCTATTATCAAGTCTTTATTGACTTGCGTCAAATCCGATAGTATGTCGCCAGAACATCACATCATTGATATTATTGGCTCTGCTGTTAGAGAATACTTCAACTATGGTCGCGAGGTCTTCGAAGAGAAAAAGGCCATGCTTTCAGAGATTGTTGAAGAGTGCAATTTACATTTATATGTGAAAGACTCTACATTCCCGGATTTTGACAAGTTGAAAGAGGAATTTTGGAAGGCCTCCTCCAACATTGATGCCAACGCATTACGTGCACAAGCACTCACGTATTGTGGGAGATGCTGGTTTGAAGATTGTTTGTATCGCCATTGTGGTATGGATGATTTCTACCTGCGTTGCTCACATTGTGGACGCTGTGTTGATTTTGCAGAGGATGAATGTTGTCCATTGTGTGGTTGCACAGAGTACATGCCTTAGTGTGTAGGATAGTCTTGGGAGGACTATAAACTCATCCTGATGGGGCCTTGTGCAGGTCCAACTGAAGAAACCAAAAGCACACCTTGGTACTAGTTACTGCGATGCACAATTGATCAAACAAGTGTTATCGAGAGTGGAGTATCATTGTAAATCTACTTGGGCGTTCCCCAAAATCCCTATTTAGGGGTGAATTTGAGTTGATGTTCTATGTTTGATCACCATACTTTTGGTTTATGGGTGTAGGCCAAATTTTATATACTCACCTGGAAACTGTTTTAGTTGTATAGCCGATTCTCCCGGCTCAAGTGGAGAAAGGGACTGGTCAACAACCTACCGGGGTTGCAGTCATCTTAGACCCGTTGTCACTGATCATGCTCATCTTGCAGAGACATTGCCTCCACAGGCAGAGGTAACAGCATCTGAAAAGCTTGCACAGGTCGAAACTTCACAATCTGAAGAAATCGACCAAGAAGTTGTAAAGTTTCTTGATGAGAACGTTGGTCAGCGAACTGGATTTGTTTCTGCGATGGACAATGTTACATTGAGAGACAGTACTCCAGTCAATTCTGATTTGGGAGATTTTTTGAAACGTCCTGTGCGTATTGCAAGTTTCACATGGAATGAGTCCGATGCTGTCGGTACTTCACATGTTTTTACACCTTGGAACTTGTTCTTCAATGATACTCGTATCAAATACAAGACAAACAATTACTCTTTCATTCAGTGCGATTTGAAAGTCAAGATCATCGTCAAT